GATTTATTATTAAGGGCATAATTTCCAGATGCTCTAATCCCTTTGTTTATAAGGGTTTAGGGGGGATGCGACTGACAGGTGGGGGTAGTGCGTTAGCGTATACAACTCCGACCAAATTTTAGAAAAAGGGGACTGTCAATACACACGCTGCAGGGTAGTAGATCACGAAACTGTAAACTCCATACTATATGTAGTGTTTTTTTAGGGAATACTTTACATATATTGTAAAATAATGTAATAATAAGTGTCATAACTATTGACTTAGAATGTAATAACAAGTATTTTAGTTAAGGTTGTGACTTAAAAACACAATTTATACTCTTATCCAGGGTAACAATGTCAAATAACGATAGTTTTCTTACTAACGACACAGCAGATCTTATAGTCCCCATCGTAACTGAAATTGATTTAGACTTTAATTTAGAAAAAGTATTAGAAATAGTTGCGTATGTTTATCCTAGTCAAGAAGATACTGGAGCTGAATGTAGAATAGAGTTCCAGGAAGTAATAGATAAGTTAATTAATTATTACGAAACAGCAGAAGATAGAGATAATCTAAATCCTATTTACTCTATAGCACACGAATTAGCTCGACAATCAGAAAGATTGAGAGATGTGGCTTTTAAATTAGAGGAATCTCAGGAAAATTACCTACCACCTCTAGTCGAAGAAGACGATGTAGATGGTAACTCCTATGACATGGAAGAAAAGTGAATTAGATCGTGTAGATCTAGTAGATTTATTAGAATACGCTATAGAGCAGAAGTTAGCTAACACGCTAACAACAGTAAAAGCTCATTGTAAGAAACATGAGATCCCTTTCGACCTTACTTTAGAAGATCTAAAGCCCTATCCACTTACTTGTCCTGTCCTTAAAACAGCTATTGATTGGTTGAAGAAAGGACATGGCCCCTCAAACGACTCTCCATCAATAGATCGTATGAAACCAGACCTCGGATATACCAAAAACAATGTAAGAATAGTCAGTCAAAAGGCTAATCGTCTAAAACAGAATGCTACGAAAGAAGAATTACAAGCAATCGTAGAATATATGGATCAATGATAGTAATAGATAACTTCCTACAACCTGAAATCTTTATGTTACTTCAGAATGAGAAGTATTGGCAAAAACCTCTTCCACTAAACTTCGTAGCTAGAGAAAAAGATAATTTTAGTAATGTTTATTTAAGTATTGTTAAGTCTGGATGGTCAGCAGCTAGTAAATTAGACCCTACAATTAAGAAGGTTTACGAAGAAAGAAAAGGAATAGAGCTGTGGACACACATTCTAGGCCCTAATGAAAAAGACAATGGCTTAGATTGGCATATAGACAAAGATGAAAGGTTATATGAAGAGACAGGTAAAATAAAAACCCCCTTATATGGGAGTATCTTTTACTGTCATCAAGAAATTAACTTAATAGATGATATGGGAATGTTGGAGTTAGGTACTCCTCCAGAAATAGAAAGAATAAAACCTCTACCTAACAGACTCGTAATCTTTAAAAGTAATACCCCCCATAGGGTAACTCCTAGAACACTAAGTAGTCCAAGGAGATCTATAATTTCTAATATATGGGATTATGATTTGATTAAGGGAGAAGAGGTATAACCCTATATATATACCCCCCCGGACTGCAAGTCCATTTATATCATGGATTTACTATGTCGTCAACAAGTATCTTAACTAATTTTGCTTGTTGACATAACTATGCCCCTAGTGGTATAAATACTATGAGCACAAACCAGATAAATTTACATTACATTCGTGCTGCTATTAAAGCCAACACAGGAAAAGATCTTAGTTTTCCAGAAATTAAGAAATACCTTGTTGAAGAGGGCCTTATCACTAAAGCCCAGGCGAATAGAATTAAAATTTTAAAAAATTATAACGAGTACCACGAAGATTATACGACAAGTATTTCGTCTCGTGGCTCTATTAACTCAATCACAGAGAAATAACATGAAAATGAAAGTGACAAAAGCAAATTGTGGTGCATCCACAAAACCTCACAAGGGTTTTAATATGGGTGGTGGGTATCAGAAGATCTCAAACACTAGCCGACTAACTAAAGACCAAGACAGAGAACAAAATCTGAAAAAAATGGGCTTGAGTACAGGAGCTATGGTTGAGCGTAAAGAAAACGCACAAAAGAAAGCAGCAGCGACCGCTAAAAGTGAATCTATGAAAAAAGGTGCACAAAAAGGATCTTCAGCAAAGCCAATACAGTCTCGTAAAAAGAAAGATGAGATTGAAGCCTATGGTGGAAAACACATGATGAAAAAAAAAAGTATAAAAGCAAATAAAGGTTTATACGCAAACATCAATGCTAAGAAAAAAGCTGGTACTAGCAATTCTAAAGCTAATTCAACAATTTCTGACGAAGCCTACGCAAACATGAAAGCAGGATTCCCTAAAAAGAAAAAGAAATAACCTATGGCACATGAAAATCGTAGGGCAGCAATGCTCAAAAAACATGGCTTAAAAGGAGTAAATAAACCTAAAAAAACTCCAGGTCATAAAACGAAGTCTCATGTAGTGTTAGCTCAAAAAGGGCATGAATTAAAATTAATTAGATTTGGACAACAGGGCGTAACAGGTGCTGGTAAAAATCCAAAGTCTGCAAAAGATAAAGCTAGAAAGAAATCATATTATGCGAGACATAATGCACAAGATTCTAAACCAGATAAGTTTTCTGCTCGATATTGGTCGCATAAAACAAAATGGTAAAAGATTTATGGATAAATTTGACGCAGTAAAAGTCTGCAAACAATTACAACTTATTCCTAAAAACAAACACTACACAAAAATCTTAGAAGTATCTTTGATCTGTATGGTGTCTATGTTTTTATTAGTAATTATATTTTAAGAGTAAACTAGGAATGGCAGAAACTAAAAAATTAACAGAAACGCAAGAAGCCTTTTTAGAAGCTCTGTGTGGAGAAGCCAAAGGTAATATTCGTGGGGCTATGAATTTAGCAGGGTATTCTGAGAATACTAAAATAAGTGAAGTAGTAAATGCACTTAAAGATGAAATTGTTGAAAGGTCGTCTTTGTTACTAGCAATGAACGCACCCAAGGCAACATTCAGCATGATCGATGTGCTTGATGATCCTGGACAAATGGGAGCTCGAAACGCAGTTTCGGCAGCCACCCAAATTCTTGATAGAACAGGACTTGTTAAAAAAGAACAAATCCAAGTGACTACAGATACAGGGGGTTTATTCATATTGCCACCAAAACAAGCAGAAGATGACTCAGAAAATAATAATTCAGGAGAAATGGGAGAGTAAAACTCGCCCTAATCCTACAGCAAAAATACCCTATGGGTATAAAGCAAATAAAGACGACCCTCTACTTCTTGAGCCAATTCAAGAAATAGTTGAAAAAGTTAGTGTAGCTTTATCGTATTTAGATAATGGACACTCATTAAGAGAGACTGCTCGTTGGCTTTCAGAAGAAACCGAACACACTATTTCTCATCAAGGACTGTCTAATATATGGAAGCGTTTTAGAGGGGATACTAAAAATAATCCAAGGGCGAAAAAACTCTCAGAGAGGAAAAAGAAAAATACTCCAAAGACAAAGAAGGCGAAGGAAGAGTATGCACTTCGACAAAAAAGAGCAGCAGGAAAACGATCAGTTACTGTTGCAGAAAAAAAGTTAAAGGAGATAACGCAACCGACAGAGGATGTCGCACCTAATGGGTTAGGTGGTTCTGAATCCGCAGGTATAATACCTCAGAATAAAGAGATATTATTTAAACCTAATGAGGGGCCACAAACAGAATTTCTTGCAGCTAATGAAAGAGAAGTTTTGTATGGAGGAAGTGCTGGGGGTGGTAAAACTTATAGTTTGATTGCCGACCCTATGAGGTACTTTCATAATAAGAATTTTAATGGATTAATTCTCAGAAGGACAAATGATGAGCTTCGTGAGATGATCTGGAAAACCCAAGAACTTTACCCTAGGGCTTTTGCAGGGGCAAAGTGGGGAGAAAAGAAATCACAATGGATTTTTCCAAGTGGAGCTAGATTATGGCTTACCTACTTAGAAAGAGACGAAGATTGTTTAAGGTATCAGGGACAAGCCTTTAGTTACATTGGCTTTGATGAGTTAACTCAACACCCTACTCCTTTTGCATGGAATTATATGAGATCTAGGCTAAGAACCACAGATCCAGAGTTGCCTATTTTTATGAGAGCAACAACAAACCCAGGTGGCCCTGGACATAATTGGGTCAGGGAAATGTTTATAAAACCTGCACCAGAGAACACTACCTTTGCAGCCACCGACATTGACACAGGAGAAGTATTAAAGTATCCTGAAGGACACGAAAAAGCAGGAAAAACTCTTTTTAATAGAAAGTTTATTCCCGCCAAACTAAAAGACAACCCATACTTAATAAAAGATGGGGCTTATGAAGCTAACTTGTTATCTCTTCCAGAGATGCAAAGAAGACAGCTCTTAGAAGGAGACTGGTCTGTAGCTGAAGGTGCAGCTTTTTCTGAGTTTAGAAGTAGCACTCATGTCATTGAACCTTTTGAAATACCTTATGATTGGACTAGGTTCAGGTCTTGCGACTTTGGTTACTCTAGCCATAGTGCAGTACATTGGTACGCTATTGACCCAGCTTATGAGAATTTAATTGTTTATAGAGAATTATATGTATCTAAGCACACAGGAAGAGACCTCGCTAGGGCTATTCTAAAAATTGAAAATGAAACTGATGATCGTGTTAGTTATGGTGTCCTTGATAGTTCATGTTGGCACAATAGAGGACAATTTGGGCCTTCTATAGCCGAAGAAATGATGGCTGAAGGATGCAGATGGAGACCGAGTGATAGAACTACTGGTTCAAGGATCGCTGGGAAAAATAGATTACACGAATTATTAAAAGTAGATGAAGTTACTGAAGTCCCAGGGATTTGTTTCTTTGATACATGTAGGCAAATTATAGCAGACTTGCCTGTTATACCTTCAGACCCAAATGGGACTGATGATATTAATAAAAAATATGCTTCCGACCATGCTTATGACTCAATTAGGTATGGTATAATGACAAGACCAAGAAGCATATCTTTTTATGACTCAGAGAAGCCACAGATGAAATGGCGACCTGCAGACACAACTTTTGGGTATTAAAAAATTATGGCAATAGTAGACAAACCAACTGAAGATCTATCGTTTGAAGCAAAACAAACAGATGACACAGTATTAGCTTTGGAAGAAACTGATGATGTTGAAAATCAAAACAATTCTTATTCAGGGCTAGTAAGTTATGTCAATGAGAAGTTTAATAAATCAAAAGATAACAGATTAAACGATGAGACTCGTTGGTTAAACGCATACAGGAATTATAGAGGACTGTATTCTACTGATGTTCAATTTACAGATACAGAAAAGTCTCGTGCTTTTATTAAAATTACTAAGACTAAAGTATTAGCAGCCTATGCTCAGATCATTGATGTATTATTTGCGGGAAATAAATTCCCTGTAGGTATTGAAGCAACACAATTTCCAACAGGAGTACTAGACTCTGGTTACTTTGACCCAAAAGAACCTACAGAAGATAAAGTATCAGAAGTAACAGGACAAAAGAGTGCAACTGTTAAACGAAAAGATATTCTCAAAGAAATGGGAACTTATGAAGCGTCTTTAGATAGAATTAAAGATGAGCTTCAAGAAGGAGTAGGTAAAACTCCTACCTCTTTTACTTTTGAACCTGCTAAAAAAGCAGCACAGGTAATGGAGAAAAAAATACATGAACAATTAGAAGAGTCTCATGCGAGTAAACATTTAAGATCTATTGCTTTTGACATGTCTTTATTTGGGACAGGAGTGTTAAAGGGGCCTTTTGCTTTTGATAAAGAGTACCCTAGGTGGAATGAAGAAGGAGAGTATGATCCTATCTTTGAAACTATACCAAAAGTAGAGTCAGTAAGCGTTTGGAATTTTTACCCAGACTATGATGCTCGTAATATGTCTGAAGCAGAGTATACGATTGAAAGACATCGTATGAATAAATCAGAGTTAAGAAATTTAAAGCATCGACCATACTTCAGGAAAGAAAGCATAGAATTAGCTATTGAAAATGGGGCTAATTACACAAAAGAATATTGGGAAAGCGAGTTAGAAGATCAAAGCCATACTTCTGAAGTCGATAGATATGAAGTGCTAGAATATTGGGGAACTGTAGATAAAGAAACAGCAGAAGCTGCAGACTTAGATATTCCTTCAGAATTAGAAGATAAAGATGAAGTACAAGTTAATATATGGGTTTGTAATGGAGAAATTCTAAGATTAGTTTTAAATCCTTTTACCCCAACAAGAATACCTTATCATGCTACCCCTTATGAATTAAATCCTTATTCTTTCTTTGGAATAGGTTTAGCTGAAAACATGGATGATACTCAGCTTCTAATGAATGGTTTTATGAGGATGGCAGTTGATAACGCTGCTTTATCATCAAACTTACTTATAGAAGTAGACGAAACAAACTTAGTCCCAGGACAAGACTTATCAGTATACCCAGGAAAAATATTTAGACGACAAGCTGGTGCACCTGGTCAAGCAATCTTTGGAACTAAGTTTCCTAATGTAACTCAAGAATGTTTACAGATGTTTGATAAAGCTAGGCAACTAGCAGATGAATCAACAGGTATGCCTTCTTATGCACATGGTATGACAGGTGTTATGAGCGTAGGTAGAACTGCGTCTGGTATGAGTATGTTAATGGGGGCTGCTGCACAAAATATTAAAGCAGTAGTTAGAAACATTGATGACTACTTACTTGCTCCATTAGGAAAAAGTTTGTTTGCCTTTAATATGCAATTCAACTTTGACAAAAAACTTTTAGGCGACTTGGAAGTAGTGGCTAAAGGTACAGAAAGTCTTATGAGAAATGAGATTAGATCTCAAAGACTAATACAGTTTATGCAGATGGCTCAAAACCCTGCTATGGCCCCATTTGTTAAGTATGATTACATACTAAGAGAACTAGCTTCTTCAATGGATTTAGATGAGGACAAGATACTTAATGACCCTAGAGAAGCAGCAATACAAGCTAAGTTAATGGCAGATCTAGCAGCACTAATGCCACAACCCCCTCAACAAGAAGCACCTCAACCACCGGAAGGTGGTGGTGCACCTAGCCCACAAGACCCAACAGGAACAGGGGGAGGAAACATAGCCCCAGGTAATGCACCAGAACCAGGAGCACCTGGATTCACAGGAGCAGGTGGGGGAGCAAACACACCACCTACAGAAGAACCACAAGGTTAGTAGATGATAAAAGAACAGGCTAGAGAGATACTACCTCTCGTAAATGACCCTGAGATGCACCCTAGATTAATTCAGTATGCAGATCAAAGATTAGAAATTTTAAGACAGCATTTAGAGACAGAAAAAAATCCTCAAAAGGTGTCTGAACTCCAAGGAGCTATAGCTGAGATAAAGCGTATATTTACCCTAAAAGCAGAAGTTAGGGGAGAACTAGAGAAAAAAAATGCACAACAAAGATAAGAAAAAAGGATACTATCATGGTGGTATGATGATGCCAGAGATGATTGTAGGTATTGATGAGGTTTCAGGAAATGAAATCCCACCTGGGTCAGATGCAGAGAATGTTCGTGATGATATTCCTGCTGCTTTATCTGAAGGCGAATTAGTAATACCTGCAGATGTTGTTAGGTATCATGGACTAAAAGCGTATGAAGATATGCGTATGGAAGCAAAGATGGGTCTTATGTCTATGATGGCAGAAGGTCAAATCGTATCTTTGGATGAAGAAGAATCTACAGAAGACGACTCTGAAGAAGACTACGAAATGAACCCAGCAGATCATGTCGAAAAGAATGAAGATACAGGAATGTATTGTGTTTATGATAATGATGGCAACAAGGTTAAAGAGTTTAAAACTAAAAAAGAAGCTACCGAATACGCTAAACAAAATCATGACGAGTTGATGGCTACTGAAAATGTCGAAGAAGTTATAGTATCTGTTGAAGAAGAAGGTATGGATCTTAAAGAAGACTCTGAAGGAGTTGAATCTTACCCAACAGAAAAAGACGATATAGACATGATGGAACTTGGAGACAGTTCTATTATAAAATTATTTAAAAATTTAGGTCTAATGGGGAAATAGATGGCCCGGCAAGGACATGAATTTGTTGATAGTCAAAATGTGGCTAGAGAAAAATTAAGAAAAGAATATACCTCGAAGAAATGGCATGGTGGCAAAGGTTCTGCCAGACGCAATTCTGAAAATTCTGAAGACTACAAAGATGGTTGGGATAGAATTTGGGGAAACAAAAACAAAGATTCACAATAAGAATTTTGCAGAATGGCTACCTGCTTAACCCTCGTATTTATACGAGCTACTTAACAGCCCCATAAGGAGTAAAATTATTATGGCAAAATACCAAGGTGCATATCGAGATGACCTCGATAAAGATGATGTTCCAGCAGCACAGGAACAAACCCAAGAAGCAGTACAAGCTGCTCCTCTTAGTGTAGAAGAAGAAACTTTTAAAAAGAGATATGGCGACTTGCGAAGACACACACAAGATCTTCAAAAGAAACAAGCTGATGAAGTTGCGAAATTAAATTCTCAATTAGCAGACGCTACCAAATCTCAAATTAAGTTTCCTAAAACAGACGAGGAAATTGACGCATGGTCAAAACGCTATCCAGATGTCGCAGCAGTAGTTGATACTATCGCTAAGAAAAGATCGATGGAAGTTCTTGAAATTGGCGAACAAAAAATGGAGAGATTGAAAAATCTTGAAGAAACTATCGTTAGAGAAAGAGCTGAAAACGAACTTAAAAATTCTCATCCGGATTTTGATGAAATTCGTCAAGATAAAAAGTTTCATGAATGGGTGGCTATGCAACCAAGTAACATTCAAGATGCTCTGTATAAAAATACTACTGATGCAAGAGCAGCAGCAAGGGCAATAGATCTTTATAAAGCCGACCAAGGACAAACAAAGACTAAAAAGCCTGGAAGAAAAGCTGCAGCAGAAACAGTAAGTCGTTCTAGTAAAACAACCCCTCAAGATGCAAGGGGATCAAGTTTTTCAGAAAGTATGGTTTCTAAGATGTCTCCTCAAGAGTACGATGCTAATGAAGCAGCCATTATGGAAGCAATGAAAAAAGGAGAATTTGACTACGATTTATCAGGTGGAGCTAGGTAATATTTATTTAGTGACACTTGCTAATTCACTTATATTCTGTTATATATAAGTGGAGAGAATTAGATCTTCGGATTTAATTCCCCCAAAGTACTAACGAGCCGACTCGTTCCTACCTCAGAGTACTTTTATTTCAAGAAAAGAACAAAAAAGACAACCTTAATCTTAGACCCATTCTTTGAATGACACTCTAGGCAAGTTAAGCCCTTCTGCGTGGATTTTTTTGGTTATGTAAAATGTAAAACATTCTGTTTTATGTTTTCGCTATATTTCAAAGGAGAAATAATATGGCATTCGCAAAAGCTAGTGGATACGCTAACTTACCAAATGGTAATTTTAGTCCAGTAATCTACTCACAAAAAGTCCAAAAAACATTTAGGAAACTAAGCGTTGTTGAGGACATTAGTAACACCGACTATTTCGGTGAGATCTCTGACTTCGGTGATAGTGTAAAAATTATCAAAGAACCAGAAATCACAGTAACAGCCTATGAAAGAGGAACAGCAGTAGCTGCTCAAAACTTAGCTGATGCTGATTTTAGTATGGTTATTAACCAGGCTAATTATTTTATGTTCAAAGTTGATGACATCGAAGCGAAACATTCACATGTTAACTTCATGGATCTAGCTACTGATCGTGCAGCATTTAAATTAAAAGATACTTTTGACGCAGAAGTTCTTGGTCATTTATCTGGTTTCACAGGTAGTGCAGGTTCATACGCTGAGAGAGCATCTCTTGAAACAGGAAGTACTAAATCTAACTCAGGTGCAGGTAATGATGAATTACTAGCTGCTAACAAATTAGACATTACCGATTTCGGTGGTTCTGATATTGGTGGCGATGCAAGTCTTACATCAATCCCTGTGAATGCAGCAGGTAATGTAGCAACACCTCTTGATGTTCTTAACAGAATGGCAAGGTTGCTTGATGCTGCTGATGTTCCTTCTGATGGTAGATGGTTTGTAGCTGACCCAGTTTTCTGGGAAATTCTAATGGATGAAAACAGCAAATTTATCAGCAACGATTTCGCTGGTGGTCAAGATGCTGGAGACATTCTAAGGAATGGTAAAGTTACTCAAGGTATGATCAGAGGTTTTAGAGTTTATAAGTCTAACAACCTTCCATACTTAGGTACAGGCCCTGGAACTGTAGCAACTGCTGGTTCAGAAACTAACTTCGGAGTTATTGTCGCAGGACACGACTCTTCAGTAGCGACTGCACAGCAACTGTCTAAAACTGAAAGCTATAGAGATACAGCTTCTTTCGCAGATATTGTGAGAGGACTTCAACTCTATGGTCGTAAGATCCTTAGACCAGAAGGTATAGTTACAGCTCAGTACAATAAGTACAGCTAAACTAAGCACTTTGGGGTAGCCCTATTCGTGGGGCTACACCCATTTTTTTATGAACTTCGGAATCACTTGTGGCAACCTCTTATTTAGATCTAACAAATAAAGTACTAAGACGCTTAAACGAGGTGGAAATTACTTCATCCGACTTTGGCGTTGTTTCAGGTGTTCAAGCATTAGCAAAGGATGCTGTAGTAGATGCCATTGCTAAAATTAATCAAGCAGAATTTGAATGGCCTTTTAACTCAGCAGAACACACTCAGGTTCTAGCTGTAGGACAAGAAGAATATACATGGCCCACTTTTTTTAAAGTAGCTGAGTGGAATAGTTTTCAAATACAAAAAGACGCAAGTATTGGCGTTGAATCAAAAAGTCTCACATTTATAGAAAGAGACCATTGGTATAGAGTATATCGTGACAATGACGATAACGCAGGGACAAGTGGAACAAATTGTCCAATGTATGTATTTCCTTCATCTGGAAATGGGTATGGAGTTTCTCCTTCCCCAGACAAAGCATACACAGTTGCATTTAGGTATTACCTAACCCACACAAATCTTGAATTGTATTCAGATACTTCTCGAATACCCCCTAATCATGATGCTGTAATTATTGATGGTGCACTCTTCTATATGTACCTTTTTAAAGACAATATGGAAGCTGCTCAAATTTCTGGAGGTTCTTTTCAACAAGGAATTAAAGAAATGCAAAGCATACACATCAATAAATATGAGAGTGTACGAGATAGACGAGTTAAGTTCTAATGGCTGATCGTATCCAATCCTACAAAGTAATATGTAGTGGGGGATTAAACAGCAATGAAAATCATTTAGATCTTGCTGAGAATTATCCTGGAACTGCAACTCGATTAGTTAATTATGAAGTATCCGACTATGGTGGATACCGAAGAATAGAAGGCTTTGATGAATACGACACTAACTATGGAGAAGTAGGAGTTGGAGCAGCAGAAGGTAAAGTCCTAGGCGTATTTTTATTTAAACATACAACTACGCAACAAGACATGATCCTTGCTGCAAGAAAAGACTCAGGAGCTAATACTTTTAAATTTTATAAGTATGTTTTTGGGGTAGGCTGGGTAGCTCAAACTACAGGCATTACCCATCACACTACTAAAAATACTTTAACAGTCAAAAAAATAAGACATACTAAGTTTAATTTTGGAAGTGGTAATCATATAGTTTTTGTAGATGGCGTTAATTTCCCTGTTGTTTTTGATGGGTCTAATTGGAAAGAAATTAAAGCGTCAAACTCTGGAGGTACTAGTTCTCCTGGTGGGATAATGAATTTAGATGCCCCTTCAGTAGTAGAAGTTTTTGAAAACCATTTATTTTTTGGTTCTCAACAGACAAAGTTATCGACTGTAGCTTTCTCTGCTCCTAATGACCCTTACACATGGACAGCAGCAGCAGGTTCAGGACAAACACAAGTAGGTTTTGATTTAGTTAATTTTAAACCTTTTAGAGATGATTTATTTTTATTCGGCTCTAATGAAATAAAAAAATTAACTGCTGATGTAAGTTCTGGTTTTAATCTAGGACAGGTAACAGCCAATGTAGGTTGTATAGCAAAAGATTCAGTATTGGAGATAGGTGGAGACTTAGTGTTCTTAGCTCCAGATGGTTTAAGACCAGTAGCAGGAACATCAAGAATTGGAGATGTTGAATTAGAAACAATATCAAAACCAATTCAATTAATACTAAGTACTTTATCCAAAGATTTTGATTTAGATACTTTAAATGGCTTAGTCATAAGATCTAAGTCCCAACTAAGATATTTTGTTGGAGATGATAATACAGCAGTCATAGACAGTTTTGGAATTGTAGGTGGCTTAAGAACATCAGATCAAAGGATAGGTTGGGAGTTTGGGGAGCTGTTAGGTATTAGAGCTTCGTGTTGCACTTCAGGATATGTAGGAACTCAAGAGGTCGTACTTCATGGGGATTACGATGGAAAGATTTACAAACAAGAAAATGGTAAATCCTTTAATGGGGCAGACATAGTAGGAATATACACTACTCCTTATTTTGATTTTGGAGATACCGAAGTCAGAAAAACACTTAGAAAGATTAATACTTTTATACGAGCTGAAGGGCCTTTCACAATGAACCTAGGGGTTACTTATGATTGGGATGACCCCAACACAGCAGTACCTTCTTCGTATTCTGAAGAATCCAAAGGTGCACCAGTTAGATATAAAGGTACAAATATAAATTATGCTGGAACTAACATTAACTATGGGGGAAACGATAAACCGATCATGGTAACAAATGTGCAAGGCTCTGGATTTGCAGCACAAGTTACTTATGTGACAGTTGGTCAATTCGACCCATACTCTATTCAAGGAATAGTATTTGAGTTCTCAGCAGCAGGGAGAAAATAATAAATGGCAGGTTATACAAGACAATCTACATCTTCGATTATTAATGGTGCTAATATTACAGCCCCACCACTTAATGCTGAATTTAACCAATTACTAGCAGCGTTTTCAGGTTCTACAGGACATGGACATACAGGTGGATCAGGAGATGCTCCTAAGATTCCTTTAGCTACTTCAGTAAGTGGTTATCTACTACCTTCTAATGGTGGTGTTGGTGGATTAAATAATACTACTGCCACAGCAAATCCTGTTGTTGGAGATGATGGTGCTGATGGTTATGCACCAGGTTCAATATGGCTAAACACTAATGGACAGAAGTTATTTGTTAATTTAAACAATTCTTCTGGTGCTGCTGTTTGGTCTCAAATAGTAGTTAACAATGCTTCAAACCAAATATTACCTCATACAGATAATACTGTAGATTTAGGCTCATCTTCCTTTGAATTTAAAGATTTATACTTAGATGGCACAGCGTATGTAGATAGTTTAAATGCTGATGTTGCTTCTATTGGTACTACTCTTGGAGTTACAGGTGCAGTTACCTTTGCATCTACAGCAGCTATTACAGGAAATACTACGATAGGTGGTACTCTTGGCGTAACAGGTGCTACTACTCTATCAGACAATTTAACAGTTTCTGGCAACACTATAGTTGCAGGAACTACAACATTAAATGGCAATACCACAATCGGTAATGCTTCTTCGGACACAGTTACAGTTACTGCTCAAGTAGCTAGTGATCTAGTCCCATCCTCAGACAATGCAAGAGATCTAGGAAGTTCATCTAAAGAATGGAAAGATCTATACATTGATGGAACTGCAAACATTGATAGCTTGGTTGCTGATACAGCCGATATTAATGGGGGTTCTATTGATGGTACAGTTATTGGTGGAGCTGTTCAAACCTCTGGACAGTTCAGTTCTGTTACTTCAACAAACCTAACAGCTTCAGGTGCAATTTCTTTTGCAGCAGCTACTATCTCAAATCTAGGTACAGTAAATACTGCCAATATAGATGGGGGTACTATCGATGGGGTAACACTCGGAGTTAGTTCCCCTATCACTAATGCAACTATTGATAATATAAACATCAATGGTTCAGCAATTACTTCAACAAATACCAATGGTAATATTTCTATTACTCCAAATGGTTCTGGGGAAGTTGATATATCGAAAGTCGATATAGATTCAGGAACAATAGACAATACTTCTATCGGAGCATCAAATGCTTCAACAGGTTTATTTACAACAGTAGGTACAAGTGGATTAGCCACATTAGCTTCTGTTGATGTCAATGGTGGTAATATTGATGGTACTGTAATAGGAAACTCTACTCCTCAAGCAATTACAGGTACAACAATTACTGCGAACACAGGATTCGTAGGTGGAGTTACAGGTAATGTAACAGGAAACCTAACAGGCAATGTAACTGGAAATGTAACTGGAAATCTTACAGGGGATATAACAGGTAATATTACTGCTTCATCTGGGGCTTCTACATTTAATAATGTTACAGTCAATGGAACTTTAGATGTAACAGGAACAACTATTGCAAATGTTACTGACCCAAGTTCTGCTCAAGATGCAGCTACTAAAAATTATGTAGATACTGCCGATGCTCTAAAAGCAAACATAAACTCCCCAAGTCTAACAGGAACACCTTTAGCACCTACTGCTGCTGCTTCTACTAACACAACTCAAATAGCTACAACAGCGTTTGTATCAACAGCAGTTTCAAACTTAGTAGATTCAGCCCCTGGGACATTAGATACACTTAATGAACTAGCTGCTGCTCTTGGAGATGACCCAGACTTTGCTACAACAATTACAGATTCAATAGCTACTAAACTTCCACTAGCCGGTGGAACAATGACAGGAAACATAACTTTAGCTGGAGCACCTTCAGCCAATCTTCATCCTGCTACAAAAGCATACACAGATACAGCAGATGCTCTTAAATTAAACCTCTCAGGTGGAACTATGAGTGGTGCGATTGCTATGGGAACTTCCAAGATCACAGGAGTAGGAGACCCAACATCAAACCAAGATGCTGCAACAAAAGTTTACACAGATACTCAAAGAGATACTAGACTTGCTCTTTCTGGTGGCACTATGTCTGGTGCTATCGCAATGGGTACAAACAAAATTACAGGTACAGGCGATCCTACTTCAGCACAAGATGTAGCTACTAAAAACTACATCGACACACTATTTGGTAGTACTACTTCTGCTGCTGGTTCAGCAAGTGCTGCTGCAACCTCGGCAACTGCTTCGGCTAATTCAGCCACAGCTTCAGCAAGTTCAGCTACTGCTTCGGCAAATTCAGCGACTGCTGCTGCTGCTTCGTATGACCAATTTGATGACAGATATTTAGGTGCTAAGTCTTCAGCTCCAACAGTTGATAATGATGGAGATGCTCTTGTTGTAGGTGCATTATTCTTTGATACCACAGCTAACTCTATGAAGGTTTATTCTTCAGGTGGATGGGTAGCTGCTGGTTCTTCAGTTAATGGTACATCACAAAGATATGACTATGTTGTAGGTACTAACTCAGGATCTTACACAGACAGTTCAACAACAACTTTCCCAGCGACTTATGATGCTGGATATGTAGATGTTTACCTTAATGGTGTTAAGCTCGTAGTAGGTACAGATGTAACAGCTACTTCAGGAACTAATGTAGTTCTAGCTTCGGCAGCAGCGACAGGAGACAATATATGTATCGTAGGTTATGGTACATTCCAATTAGCAAACTTCTCAGTAGGAGAAGCAAATGATGTAGACCTAACAGGCAACGCTAACAATGCTATCCTAGCTTTCGATACCACAGATTCAAGATTTGAGCCTACTCTTACTCCAACACTAACTTCATTAACAACTACAGGAAATGTATCTGTAGGTGGTAACTTAGATGTTACTGGAAGTTTTGATATGAGTGATGCCAATATTACTAATATAGGTAGTATTGCGTTAGACACTATTACAGACGATGGTGGAACAATAACCTTAGACTCATCAGGAGACATTAATCTTGATGCAGGTGGGGGGAATGTAGTATTTAAAAATAGTGGATCAACATTTGGAAGTATAGGTACTGCAAATAGTGGAGATTTATACATTGGTAATGATGACACAACTCTTTTATTCGCTGGGGGTTCTGATGCAATCCTTCCTAGAGGTACAGCAGGTGCAGCTAGAGATGGGGCTATTAGTTTAGGTTTATCATCACATAGATTTAACAATCTTCATATTTCAGGTGCAGCTAATGTTGGTTCTGCTGTATTTGCTGATAATGGCAAGGCTGTCTTTGGTGCTCAAGATGATTTACAGATTTATCATGATGGCTCTAATAGTTATATTCAAGATAGTAACGCTTCTTCTGATCTACTCATACAATCAAACAACATAGTTTTAGAAAAAACTGATGGCGAAAATATGATTCATTGTGCTGGAGATGGTGCAGTTCAACTTTATCATAATGGGTCTTCAAAACTAACCACTAGCTCTACTGGTATTACTGTTACAGGACAACCAACATTTAATGTAACCGATCAAAGTATTAAAGTTGTTAACTCAGCCAATGCTGCTCATGGATTAGAAATATACAGAGGAAGCGATGGGGCAAAAGGAGCTTTGTTTGGTTGGGGTAATGGATCAGCTAACCTAGAGATTAAAAACTTTAGAAATGATGGACAATCCACAGGGCCATACGCAAACATAGACTTCCACACAGGGGGTACTGATGCAGACTCCCCAGACTACAACCCTACTCGTAGAATGAGAATCCAACAGACAGGAGAAGTAGGTGTGGGGGTAGACGATCCTCAAAGAGCCTTCCATGTAAGTAGTGGGTCAACAAATGTTGTTTCTAGGTTTGAAAGCACAGATGGTACTGCTGCTATCGAATTAAAAGATAATGGGGGTACTGTCGAACTCTCTACTACTGGTGGTAGCTTTGCAGTACAACCTCAAGGTGGAGCAGCAAATCTTACAGTAGATACAAATGGATTTGTAACTTTAAATAAAGAGGGAAGTGATTATGGACTACAACTCCAATCATCAGGAACTAGATCTGGTTTTGTTATAGCCTATCCAAACGAACCAACTAACATTGATGGTTCTGCGTTAGTATTAGCTAGTGATGCGTCTTTTAGATTAGGTACTGCTGGTCATTATCATGTAGTCATGCAACAAAACGGGCAGACTGAAATATATGGAGATGACTCTGCTAAATCAGTTTCTATAGATGGTACAGGGTTTGACTTTAGACAAAACCGATACCGAATGACAGGTAGTGATGGTAGCTTAGAAGTTCGTCATGGTGGTTATAATGGAGCTGGTACTTATACCCTATTTACAAATGGTAGTACTCAAACACAATCAAGTGGGTTAGTAGAAATATGGGCTATTTATGGGACACCTTCAGGTTCTCGTTATACAAAGTACAAAATTTCTGGAGATAGAACTGTCCACACAGTTGACGATAATACTACTGGTTATAGTGGTGGGGGCAACCCAACTCTATCTTGGGTAGGTAATGAACTTAAAGTCGCTAATTCAAATGGTAGTGTCTATTATCATGTAAAAGTAACTATACCAGATTTAGGTATAGGTTGGTCTCCAACATGGGGCAATTTATCTGGAATAGCTTAATAGGAAAAAATTATGAGTAGAGAATATACATGGGCAATCAAAGGTGTTTTTTTAGAAAACCGAGGGTGGACTGAACCTACAATAACCGAAATTACAAAAGAAATAGAAATTGAAGTACCTGGGTATCCTGATCAAGTTCCTATTTT